CCTCAGACTCTGCAAGAGTACAGGTTGGAGAGGGCAATATGACTATATTACCTAATCTAGCGGACACAAACGCTGATTTAAGAAGTCATGCAAAGAAAGTTTTAGATAATATTGAGGCTGTAATAGAAGGAAGGGCTACTATAGACCAATCATCCTTCTCTTTAGGTGGTAGATCGCTATCTAGGATGTCTATTGATGAATTAATGACATTTAGAGATAGATATCATGCCGAATACTTAAAAGAGGTAAAACAGACAAGAATTAAAAACAAACGAGGGTCAGGTAATACCATTAAGGTTAATTTTGGTAGTACAACTGGCTCAACACCTAAGAGTTACACATAATGGCGTGGTATAACAGAATATTAGGCATTAATGAGCCTAAAAAGAAAAAAAGACAAGCATATAGAAGAAGTTACACTGGTGCTAACACTGGCAGGCTTTTTGCTGACTTCGTTACCACATCTACAAGTGCTGATGCTGAAATAAAAGATAACATAAGAATATTAAGAGATAGAGCAAGAGAGTTAGCAAGAAACGATAGCTATATTGCAAGATACCTTAACCTGATGGTATCTAATGTTATCGGTAAGCATGGCATAAGAGTTTCTAGCAAAGGTCGTGATGACAATGGTTCATTAGACATTGCTGGAAACCAGCTCATTGAAGATGCCTGGAAACAATGGGGTAAAGTTGGTAATTGCACAACTAATGGAAGATTATCATTCTTGGACTGTCAAAAAATATTTATTGAATCTCTTTGTAGAGATGGAGAAGTATTGGTTAGAAAAATCAAAAAGAAGGATTCGCCTTTTGGTTTTGAACTACAATTTTTAGAATCAGATCATTTAGATGAAAATAAAAATGATATTTATAAAGCTACTGGCAATCGTATTAAGATGGGTGTGGAAGTAGATAAGTATGACAAACCAGTTGCTTATCACTTATTTAAAGACCATCCTTTTGATAGGGTTTATTTAGCTCAAGCACAACACATTAGAGTCCCTGCTGACGAGATTATCCATGCTTACCTACCTACTAGAGCAGAACAAACTAGAGGTGTTTCTTTGGTTGCTACAGCAATGGCTAATGTGAAAATGTTAAATGGTTATTTAGAAGCAGAAATAGTTGCAGCTAGAGTTGGTGCATCTAAAATGGGTTTCTTTACCTCTCCTGATGGAGATGGTTATGTTGGTGATGGTGAATATACTGACACCTTCAACCCTACAATGAACGCACAAGCTGGGGTCTTTGAGCAGCTTCCACAAGGTATGGATTTCAAGGCTTTTGACCCAACGCATCCAACTACTGCTTTTGATTCTTTTACAACTAGCGTATTAAGAAGTATTGCTTCAGGTTTAAATATTTCTTATCACTCTCTAAGTAATGACCTTACATCAGTAAATTACAGCTCAATAAGACAAGGTGCTTTAGAAGACAGAAGCATGTATCAGATATATCAGCAATTTGTTATAGATCATTTTGTAGACCCAATATTCAAGTCATGGTTAGAAATGTCTATATCAAATGGTTATATAAATTTACCCATGTCTAAAGTAGATAAATTTGCAAAATCAGTGAACTATATACCAAGAAGTTTTGCTTGGATTGACCCTTTAAAAGAAATGCAGGCAAATGTTATAGGTTTACAGAATGGCACACTTACTTATGCTGATATCAGTAGTAGTTATGGAAGAGATACAGAAGAATTATTTGAACAACATCAAAAAGAAATAGAACTAGCAAAACAATATGACATTGAACTAGCATATCAACCATTTGGTCAAAAGAACCCTGTAGATGCAAAGATACAAGGCGGAGATGACGAAGATGAGTAAACCTACTCAAGGCATGAAGTCAGAAGCTAGAAAAGGATTAGATTGGCGTAAAGAGCATGGTAGGGGTGGAACTAGAATTGGTGCTGAGAGGGCAAATCAAATCTTAAATGGCGAAAACCTATCTGACGAAACTATAAAAAGAATGTATAGTTTTTTTAGTAGGCATGAGGTAGACAAGAAAGCTCAAGGATTTAGACCAGGAGAGGATGGATATCCATCTAACGGAAGAATAGCATGGGCACTATGGGGTGGGGATGCTGGATTTAGCTGGTCAAAAAAATTGGTAAATCAAATGAAAAACGAAGAAGATAGAGCTATGCCTGATGGGCTAAAGGTTGGTGATTTTGTAAGTTGGAATAGTTCAGGTGGTAGGGCTAGAGGTAAAATTATTAAAATTGAAAGAGATGGAACAATTAATGTTCCTGATAGTGATTTTGTAATTACAGGAACTTCAGATGACCCTGCTGCATTAATACAAGTTTATAGAAGTGGTGAACCTACAGATACTGAGGTAGGACATAAGTTCAGCACTTTAACAAAAATTAATCCCATTAGGGATTTAAACGATTTCAATTCTAATGAATTGGAAAAACATCCTTTATTAACAAATGAAGAGGAGAAATCTATGAATAAAGAAGATAGACATATCCTTAATGTGAGTGAAACTGATGATAAAGTTATCGTTGAATTTGCAAAGCATGAGGATGTAGAACATGAAGGTGAAGAATTGGAAATGACTGACGAAGTTTCTATGACTGAATCAAGTGAAGAAGAAAGGAAAGTAATTGATATGCCTATGAAATATAGAACTATTGATTTATCCAAGCACTCTTATCTTGATGAAGAAAATAGAGTGGTTCGTGTAGGCGTTTCTTCTGAAGAACCTGTTGAAAGAAGTTTTGGGATGGAAGTCCTGGGACATTCTGCTGGGGATATAAACATGGAGTTTATTAACTCAGGAAGAGCACCATTATTACTTGATCATGATATGACCAAGCAAATAGGTGTGATTGAAGAATTCAAACTAGATGAGACTGCCAAAAGGTCTTTAGCAGTAGTCAGATTTGGAAAATCTGCTTTGGCTCAAGAAGTGTTTGAAGATGTAAAAGATGGCATACGGATGAACATATCTGTAGGTTATCGCATTGATAAATTAGAACGATATGAAGACAAAGGTGAGACTTACTATAAAGCTAAGTGGACTCCTATGGAGGTTTCCTCTGTATCAGTCCCTGCTGACCAGTCAAGACTTGTTGGCGTTGGTCGTTCTGAAGATAAAAATAATATTAACTTTAAGGAGATAACAATGTCAGAAAATAAAGACATAAATATAGAAGAAGTTAGAACTCAAACTATTGACGAAGCTAAAGCTGAATTTAAAAGAAACTCAAAAGAGATTATAGATTTAGCAGCTAGACACAATAAAAGAGATTTAGCTGACAAAGCCATTTCAAATGGTATCTCTGTTGAAGAATTTAGAGGCGTATTATTAGAAAATATTTCTAATGACACTCCTTTAGAAACTCCATCAGAAATTGGAATGAGCAAAGAAGAAGTTAGAGAATTTAGCCTAGTAAAAGCTATCAGAGCTATGGCTAACCCATCTGACAGAAAAGCACAACAAGATGCAGCATTTGAATTTGAATGTTCTGCTGAAGCTGCAAGACAGTATGGTAAAGATGCTCAAGGTATCATGTTGCCTGCTGATGTCCTAAGAACTTGGGGCAAAAGAGACTTAAACACATCTGATGACTCAACTTTAATCGCTGAAGATTACAGAGGAGATTCATTTATTGATGTATTAAGAAACGAATCTTCAGTAATGCAAGCTGGAGCAACAATGCTTAGAGGATTACAAGGAAATGTTGTAATACCTAAGAAAACTGCTGCTTCATCTGCTGGTTGGATTGCTACAGAAGGCAACCCTGCTGCTGAAAGTGAATTTACTGCTGGTTCAGTAACAATGAGTCCTAAAGTAATTGGTGCTTTCACTGATGCAACAAGACTTTTGTTACAACAATCATCATTAGATGTTGAGAACTTAATCAGAGATGACCTAACAAAATCAATCGCTACTGCAATTGACTTAGGTGCTTTGGCTGGTTCAGGTTCAAGTGGTCAACCTACAGGTATTTCTAATACTACAGGTATTAACACTACTACATTTGCTGCTGCTAACCCAACATGGGCTGAGATCGTGGCTATGGAATCTGCAATCGCTAATGACAATGCTCTAAGTGGTTCTTTAGGTTACATTTGTAGACCTGCTGACTTTGGTACTTTAAAAACAACTGAAAAAGCAACTAATACTGCTCAATTTGTTGTTAATCCTGACAATAGCATGAATGGCTATAACGTTGTCAGAAGTAACCAAGTAACAAGTGGTGATTTCTACTTTGGTAATTTTGCAGACCTATTAATTGGTATGTATGGTGGCTTAGATATTACTGTTGATCCTTATGCATTATCAACTTCAGGTGGAGTAAGAATTGTTGCTCTACAAACTGTTGATGTTGCTGTAAGACATGCAGTATCTTTCTGTAAATCATCTGACTAATTAGCTGATGCTTAAATGGAATGGGGGTAGCAATACCCCCAACTTAAATATGAAAAAATATAAAATATTACAAGACACAATGGCTGGTGGTTCTAAGGTTCATGCTGGAGATATAGTTGAACTAAATGATTCAGAAGGTCATTCTTTATGTGCTTATAACAAAGCAGAAATTCATGTTGCTAAACCAAAAGCAAAAAAAGAAGATAGAAGCGTAGGTTTAGAAACTTAAAATACAAAAGCTCCTAAGACTAGAGCTAAAAAGTAAATCATGCCTTTAGAGAGTGCATTAGATTTTAACGCCTATGTTGATACAACAACAGGACATGGTGTTACTGCTACATTCTTTGAAGTGCAACAATCTTTATGGGATGACTTCCCATTAATAGATACTCTTTTTGATATTGATTCAGGTTTTTCTAAAAACATTAATATTATTATAGATCAAGAGTATTTCAACATAGAGGGTGGAACAGTGCCTGTTGCTGGTTATCAACCAAGAGCAATAGTTAAAGCATCTGATGTTCCTTATATATCCCAAGAAGATAAATTATTAGTTGATGCAATTACAACTAATCGTGGCAATGTATTAAAACCAGCTACAACATTTATAGTTAGAACAGTTGAGCCTGACAACACAGGTTTAGTTTCTTTGGTTCTTGAGGAAGAATAATGTCTCAATTTAGATTAGAAACTGAAGAAGATATGCTAGGTTACTTAGACATCAATTTTGGTCATGGTGTAAGTGCTGTTTATACAAACTCAGGTACTTCTACAACAATCAATGTGATTCTAAATAATGAATATGTAGAACAAGAAGAGGGTATTGGCGTTGAAGCATTAAAACCAATAGCCTATTGCAGAACTATAGATGTTCCGAATATTTCATTTGGAAATACTTTAAATGTATCTGCAATAAAAGATACAAATGGTAATATACTCAAAGCAGCACAAAGCTATACTGTTGTTAATATACAAGCAGATAGAACAGGTTTTAGTGCATTAATGTTAGAGGAAATATAATGGCAAACCATATCAGACAACAAATAAGAGAAAAGATTGGTACTACTTTAACTGGCTTAACCACAACTGGGTCAAGAGTTTATGAGTCAAGGGTTTACCCACTAGAAACAGTACCAGCATTAG